CAATGGGTCATCGCTGAAAACGTGCGTGGATTACTTACTCTTGAAGGCGGGATGGTATTCGAACAAGTGTGCCTTGACCTGGAAGCCAGTGGTTACGAAGTCCAGCCGTTTATTATTCCAGCTGTCGCCGTCAACGCTCCGCACCGAAGGGACAGGATTTGGTTTATTGGGAACTCCAAGAAGCAACGAGGAGAGGCCAAGGTCAGAACGATTTGCGAAAGGGAGAGTGCCGACTGCGGTAGAAGCGTTAGTAATGCTCAAAACCCCGACAGCGAGCGAGGGAGTGGGTGGAGCGAAAACGGGCGACAAATATTGGAACGCCAAAGCACCGAAGATAAAACTGCGAGACCAGATAGCCAAGATGCTCCCGACACCGAAAGCGGGAAACCCAGGAAGCAGACCGAACAAAAAGGGCGGGAAGATACTGGCGGAACAGATAAAAATGCTCCCGACACCGGATGTGAGCGACAGGAGAAGCAAAAACAGCAAACAACAGGGAACGAGCAATTTGATTGGTCAGACAACTGGATTGAAGTTGCAACCGAACTTTGTCGAATACATGATGGGCTATCCCCAGAATTGGACTTCGCTGGCTTCACCAAAGCCCGACACCGAACCGAAAGATTAAAAAGTCTTGGAAACAGTATTGTTCCCCAAGTAGCGATAGAAATAATTAAATCCCTTTTTATAAAAGAAAACCTATGAAAGAGAAATTAGAAAAAAATGTTTTCTCCCATCCAATTTGGATGACAGCGTGGGAAGATGATTATAGGAATATATGCGAGAAACTCGTTGAGGATTTTTTTGAAGATTATAGCCAACGCCTTATCAAAGAAATAAAAGATAAGTTGCTAAAGGTAAAAAGGGAACGACCCTATCAAGATTATGATGTCGGATATAACCAATGCCTTAAAAGAATCCAATCCATAATTACTAATTTAGAAAAATGAAAGAAGATTGCTCTTTGAAAGTAGCGTCTAGTCAAGTCAAATAAAGTTATGTCAAATTTGAAACCGTTGTTTCGTCTAAGAAATCATATACTGGATAATTGGCGTGATGACAAGAAATACTTTTTAGGTCGGGTATTAACCATCATTGATGCCGCAATTCAGGATAAGGAACAAAGAAAGGGAATTAAAGACCTAATCAATGAGGCTTTTTGGGATAGTGGTCATAGAGAAAATAATGTGAGAGAAATTTTGCTGAAATTCGCACAGAAATTCTGCCCAGAAGAATATCCCAAAACCAACAATGACGAAGATTCTTTTTTGTGCAGAGTATCTTCAAATGAGTTAGAGAAGGTAGAAATAGATTACTTCGCTTAATTAAAATTTCCTAGACGCTACTTTTAGAAAATAACCCCTCTAATTAAATAAAAACAATGAAGACAGATGACTGAAAACCAACTAGCGGAAATAAACAAACTAATCCTAGAACTTGACGGGTGGGGGTATAGTGAGTTATTATTGAAATGGCGGGATAATAAACTCGTCAAGATATCAGGAACACGAGAATACAAGCCTGAAATCCAACCAGAAGGATTGACTATTATTAAAAAGTGTGCTACCCTTATAGTAAGAAGAGAAAAGTTCAGACAACAAACTAAGTTAAGTAAAACTAAATAACAACTGACCAAACTTGAAACGGCGGTTGTCTTGTGCGCTGATTAAACTCGGCGTATTAGATGACCGCCTTTTTATTTTTTCGTAGCGTGATCCTTTTAGGACGCGGACGGGGCCACCCCCCGAAAGAATAAAAGAATGAAATGGATGTCCTTACCCCCCAACAGGCAGAATTTCTAAAAAACTACCTCGACCCCAAAAGCGAGACGTTTTCTAATTCATACCAATCGGCAAAAAAAGCAGGATATGAAGACAGTTATGCTACAAATATCCTATCTTTAATGCCTAAATGGCTATCGAGTTTTATAGAGAGAAAGCAGCGGATGATTTTGAAGGCCGAAAAGAGATTAGAAACGTCTATTGAAAGTGAGGACGAAAGAGTCGGACTGGATGCAACAAAATTCACTTTATCAAGATTAGACAAAGCAAATTATTCTGAACGACAGGAACATACCGGAAAAGATGGAAAAGACTTAATTCCTCAACCAATAATGGATGTTTCAAAAGACCCAAGCGACAACAAAGATATTGAAACTGACGAAGAGAATTAGAGCATTACAAGGAGGAACTTCGGCAAGTAAGACAATATCAGCCCTTTTATATTTAATCGCCAAGGCTCAATCAGATAAAGAACCAACTCTTACTAGTATCGTCAGTGAGTCAATACCTCATCTCAAAAAAGGCTGTATCAGAGACTTTAAGCGGATAATGAAAGAACATAACTACTGGAACGAAAAGAGATGGATGGCGACTGATTTTATTTATACCTTTGAAACAGGAAGCCAGATGGAGTTTTTTGGGGCTGACCAGCACGAGAAACTGCGAGGCGGAAGAAGGGACAGGTTGTTCATAAACGAATGCAATAATATCTCCTTCCAAGCCTTTGAAGAATTGGAAGTCCGGACTAAAGAGTTTGTCATATTAGATTGGAATCCTACGAATGAATTTTGGTTTTATACGGACGTTGAAGGAAAACGGGATGATGTTGAAAAAATAATCCTAACTTACAGGGATAATGAAGCTCTTGATGAAGAAACGAAAAAATCAATCGAGCAAAGGAAAGGCCGCAAAGGATGGTGGGCTGTTTATGGCGAGGGGCAGTTGGGTGAAGTTGAAGGAAAGATTTATAAAGATTGGCAGATTATTGACCAAATTCCCCACGAGGCAAGGCTAGAAAGATACGGACTGGATTTTGGATATTCCAACGACCCTACGGCGATTGTAGCGATATATAAATACAACGATGGGTATATTCTGGACGAAAAGTGTTTCCAAAAAGGACTTTCCAACAAACAAATAGCAGATATTATCTCGAATCTTGACATATCTCTCGTGATAGCCGATAGTGCCGAACCGAAAAGCATTGACGAACTAAAAAGCTACGAAATAAATGTGATACCGGCCAACAAGGGAAAAGACTCGGTGAGGCAGGGAATTCAATTTGTCCAAGACCAGAGGATTTCAATGACCAGCCGGAGCATAAACTTAATCAAAGAATACCGGAATTATCTTTGGAAAACCGACAGGGACGGGAAGATACTCAACGAACCGGAACATCAATTCAGTCATTCAATGGACGCAATCCGCTATGGATTTAACGGCTATCAGGAAAAAAAAGAAGAATTTAATTTTACTTTAGAAAACGCAAATTGGGGATCATAAATTATGTTTAGCGACTACTATCCAACAGAAGCAGAAAACCTGGTCAGAACAACCATAAAAGCCGAAAAAACCGCTTGGGAAGACGGGAATGTTTGGATGACCGACAAAATAGGCTACGCAATGACCGAAACCGTAAGACGGGCGAGAAAAAACTATCTGGGTATTTATGACGAAAAATACGACCCGCTCACGAAAAGAGAGAAGTTGTGGGTGCCTTTTACGGAATGGACGGTTGAGACGATGAAGAAAAACATTGATGTTGACACCAAAGACATCGAAGTCAAAGCCAAACATCCTGGAGCTTACAAATCAGCGGCAGTATTCAGATACGTCCTCAACCACTTTTTGGACAAAATAAGATTTGGAAAGATTCTCAATGGTCTGATTGCCAATATGTGCATTGACGGGACATCATTCGCGAAGACTTGGAAAGACGGAAACGAATTGATGTGTGTGCCAGTGGACAGACTAAACCTTTTCTATGATCCGTCAGCCGAAAACCTTGACGCAAGCTCGGCGGTGATTGAAAGAAATATTCTGACACTTCCCGAGTTTCTTGAGTTAGGACTTCCCAATTCTGATTATGTTGAGGGGAAGAAAGAAGTTGAAAGAACCTCGAAGATGCAAAGTTATAACACGGCAATCAAAACAGAAGTTCCCTACGTTGACCTGTATGAACGCTATGGGTATATGAGCAAGTTCGCTCTTACTGAAAAAGAAGAAGACAGAGATAAATATGTTTACACGCTTTCAATAGTTTCTGGAATCGAGCAAGGCGGAGTGGTGTTTCACAAAATCAAAGAAGTTAAAGGTCATCCCTATGATTCTTTCTGGCTGAAGAGAGTAATGAATCGAATGGACGGGCGGGGAATACCGGAAATGGTGGCTTCAATTCAGGCTTATATCAATCAGATTATCAATATCCGCCAGAACACGGCTCTCGTGGCTCAAATGGGAGCGTGGAAAGCCAAAGGAAGCATCACCCCGAAAGACATCAAGCAGTTTTTTGAAACAAATGTCATCAAGCTGGGAGCAAACGATGAGTTCGATCGCCTGGATACTGGAGAAGTAAAACCTTCGAGCTATAACGACGAAACCACTGCTTACAGTTGGGGACAGAGAGTAACGGGAACTTCGCGAGATGATGAAATCGCTCCCAACAAACCGGCGACTAACGCCCTTATTGAAGAAAAAAGCACCAACAAGGGATATGGACTTATTCAGGAAAACTTCTTCCTTTCGCTCTCGCAGATGATAGAGAAAAGGTTTGTGCCGATTATCAAACAGATTCTGAAAGACGGGGATATTGTCCGGATCACGGGCGACCCCATTGATCTCAAGAAGATGGACGAGGAATTGGTGCGAAATTATGTTTATCGGGACATTGAAAACAGAAAATCCGATGTTCGTTCGGTGCAGATGCAAAACGACATTGTGAATCTGGTTGAGCAGGGATTTCCCTTACAGGACGCTGAAAATATGTATATCGAAGGCGAAGTCTCAAAAATGATGGATGAGATTTCAAAATTCGGTTCAGATAGATTCCCCGAAATTAAAAAAGACCTATTTGATTTTGAATACGACATAGACATTCCTGTTCCCGATGAATCAATGAACAAAGGCGCGGTTGTTCAAGCCCTCCAGACAGCGACTACGACTCTTGTTAATGCCGGTGTGCCAATCCAACAACTCAAAGACCCATTCAAAGAGATGTATGACATTATGGGCCTCGATGGAGAGAAGATGGTGGCTAATATGAATCCGCCCGCGATGCCGAATACTCAAGTCCCGCAGGAAATGATAGGTGCGGAACAACCTGTTCCCCAAGTCAGAGCAGGCGCGCCCCAAATGGCTAACGCTCCAATGGTATGACCGAACAAGAAAAAATAACAGCATTTGTGGACTCAAACAAAGACGCTCTCCGAAAACTGGCGGATAGAGTTTACGAAGTAAAGAATTGCCTCAACATAAAGCAATCAACTGATAAAAATTACGCAATCGAAGTGCGTTCAAGACAAATAGCGATTGATGTTATGGAAGGATGGATGCACGAATGTTTTGACATAAAGGAAGGAAGCATTATGGACAATCTTCCCCGCGAGGAAGAATCAATTTACAAGCGAATAACCCAGGAGTAGTCGAACCTGGGATTAAATACAATCTCTAAATACATGGAAAACCAACCCTTAGAAACCGACGAATCTCAAGAACCAACTACTGAGGAGCAATCCGACCAGCTAGAGGAACTCTTTGACGAACCAGGTCAAGAGGAGGTAGGCAAACAATTCACCCTCGATGAGTTAAACGAAATGGCGGGGCGGAAGGAAAACCCTTTCAAATCGAAAGAGGAATTTCTGAAGCACTACACGAATCTCAAAAGTTTCGTGGGAAAAAAGCAGGAAGCTTCCAAAGAGCAACCTAAACCCGACATGGATAAACTGGCGGCTCTCGAAGCCGAAATACAATTATCTCGCGAGGAGCGTTTTGTTGAAAAAAACCCTCTGGCAAAAGACCACATCGAAAAGATTCGGGCGTTTGCTCAGTCAAAAGGACAGACGCTTCAGGAAACTTACGACAAAGATTTCAAGGAACTGCTGGAGGCGGAAGCCGCCATTAAAAAAGAGACTGGTATTGGTGTAAAAAGCAAATCAAGAATCAGTCCTTTGCAAGTTCAAAAGATTAACAAATTAGCAGAAGCCGCAAAGTTAGGTGACGATGCGGCCCAACACGAGTTAGTCAAAGAAGTGATGAAGGGCTGATTGTGAAGAAATGGCAGACAATATACTTCGTTAAGAGGCGAAGTCTAAATTCTCTCTAATATACGGCGAACGCTGAGATGCCAACGCCTAGCAAGCAGGGAAACCGTGCAGCTACAACGACTAAGCGAGAGAACGCTCAAAAGAGCGATGCAATAGTCTGAACTATATCTTGACAAGTCTCGTAAAATCCATATAATTAAGAATATATGGATACAATAACAAAACAAAAAGACTTGAATCAAGACAAACATCAAAGCTACGATGTTCTTTACAATTTATTGGTTGAGAAAAAGAAGTCATATAGAGAAGCAGGAAATATTCTAGGAGTAAACCACAGAACAGTAAGCAAGTGGGCGGTTAGATTCGGGATTAAAAGTGTTCATAGAAATTGTTGGCCGATCGTTAAAAGAAAAAATAATCTAAACGATGAATATTTCCAAAAGATAGATAGTCCAAATAAAGCATATTTGCTTGGCTTGCTGATAACAGATGGGAGTGTTAGGGAGGTAAAAAATGTATACAAAATTTCTCTTGCGTTAAAAGATAAAGAAGCGTTAGATTTCTTTTCAAAAGAGATCGCGTATACAGGTAAAATATACGGAAAGGATTTTTACAGACTTGAGTTTACAAGCAAAAAAATGTTTGGTGATTTGGGGAAATATGGAATTGTTCCGAGAAAAACATTCAACGCCAGAATAAAGAAAATTCCTAAAAAATTTCTCTATGACTATTTAAGAGGTGTTCTAGATGGAGATGGTTGTTATCACAAAGGCGGGATAATAATATCTTCTGCCAGTAGATATTTTCTGACTGATATAGAAGACATTTTAAGGAAAGATTCTATTATTGGCGGCATATACAAAGTTAAAAACACCAAAGCGTTTGTATTATCTCTTCGGAAAAAAGCATCGGAGATGTTAATAAAGAAAATATTTTCTTCCAATAAATTTGCTATCGCAAGAAAAAAAGAGAGGGCATTGATGTTTGCCGAAATGAAGGTATAGAGGGAAAGTCGAAGAACTTTCCCCTCCCGAAAGGGAAGTAACAAATTGTCTTATGGAGACGCTTCCAAAAAGGAAGATGTGCTCGGACTTATCGAGATACTGACGGCTACCGAGGATTCGATACATAACCAACTCGGAAAGACGACAGCTAATTCTACGGTTCACAGCACGCTGGTAGATGTTCTTGAAAACGCCGGAACACTTGCTATTGCGGAAGGCGCGGATTTTACCGCCGCCGTCCTGCGAACTCCGACCCGTTTGTCAAACGTGGTTCAGGAAGTCGTAAAGCAATACAAAGTAACCAGTGTCCAGAGAGCCATCCAGCACTTCCAGCCTGAAGATGAATTGACCCGCCAGCGAACCAAGGGAATGAAAGATTGGTTGAACTCGGTTGAATATGACCTCCTTCGCTCCACGCTTGTATCCGGTGTATCATCGGCTACTGCGGCAAAGATGAGCGGAATTATCGAGGCTTGTTCTAAGAGCACAAACCATACCTCTCACTCGTCGGGAACAACTTGGTCAGCTTCAGTCCTCAAAGGACTAATGAAGGCCAACTGGGACAATTCTAACGGAGACGTGGCGACAGACCTCTATATGGGTTCAGTCCTCAAAGACAAAACGGATGATTTCACGAACAAATCAACAAATGTGGTTTCTGGAACTAACGTGAAGGAAATCGTAATGTCGGTTGACGTGATTGAATCCGGTCTTGGGAAAGTCCGCGTTCACCCGCATAGATATATGCAGGTTTCAGGAACGGATGTGACCTCCAGAGTTGTCGGAATCCGAC